TTGTCTAAAAGTCTCTTAACAAAAAGAGCATCAAGACACTTAACTTCTGCATTTGCTGCAGCAACTGCTGCTGTAGTATTATTTGAAAATACTGCATTTCCAGATGCAGTATACTCTATAATACCACTAACTGCTCTTGCACAACCCTCAAATTTTGCTTTACTGAATCCAGTTCCCTGTTTAGAGACTGTAAAACCAGTAACTTCATTCAATCCAATTTGTACAGAAGATCTTGCTTCTGGAGGATTTTGAATAATGACTTGAGGAGGATTTGAAGAAGAATATCCAGTACCAAAATTACTAATATTAATATCGGTAATTTTTCCATTAAATACAGAAGCTGTAGCAAGTGCTCCAGTTCCACCATCTTCTCTACTATCTACAATATAAACTGATGGAACATCATCATATCCCAAACCACCACTTAAAAGTTCAATAGAAGTAATTCTACCATTAGAATCAACTACAGTTTCTAAAACTTGAGCAGATGTTGGATCAATAATTGCAATTCGAGGAGTAGTTAGGTATCCTTGACCACCATTAGCAATAGTAATTGAAGTAACCTTACCATCAGTTAAAACGGCAATCAATCGTGCCTTTACAGGATTATCTCCTAGTGGTTCATCAATATAAACTTCTGGTGCTGTGGTATAACCCTGTCCACCGTCTAATACTTCAATAGTTCCTGTAACACTAGTGCTACTAAGGGTAACAGTACCAAGTTTTGCACCACCAGGTTGTAAAAAAGAAACTCTAGGGATAAATGTATATCCACTTCCAGAATTTGTAATATCTACACTAGATACCTGTCCATTTGTAACAACTGCTTTTAATTCTGCCTGAATAGAACCAGAACTAGTTGGTTCTTGAATAACAACAGTTGGGGGATTAGTATCACTATATCCTTTACCACCATCCAATAAAATAGAATCCTTAACACCGTTTACTAATGCAGAAGCAGATGCTCCATCTCCACTTTCACTTGAAATAGAAACCCTAGGTGGATATTTGTATTCATATCCAGTTCCTGTTTTACTAATCTCAATAGATGTTAATTTTCCATCATTACTAACACGTGCATAACCAATTGCTCCAGAACCAAAAGAAGGAATTGGTGCTTCAATAGAATAAAGAGATAATGTTCTTCCGTTTAATGGTGCTTCATTAAAAATGAATATATCATGATCAATAAAGAAATCTTTTTTTGGTTCAAGTAATTTATTATCATAAACTGCTAAAATATACTCATCCGCAACAGGTTCGTACTTTACCCCGTTTCTACGAATAGTAAAATTAGTCTTAGAATCTCCGAAATCTGGAGAAATATCATCAATAGCAACGATATTATTCTCAAGAAAACCGTTTAAAAATGTAATATATGTTAGAGCAGTATCATCACCTAATTGTCTTACTCTTGGAGCAGTTGTAAATACAATATTATCTTCATCAACAGTATAATCAACATCAGGAATTAAAACTTCGCCATATAGACTAACAATTAAATGTTGTGCTGTTGGTGGTGAAATTGGAGAAGATTGAGAAGTAAGAGGAAATCTAACTGTAGTTCCATCAAAAGAATTAATGATTTGAGCAAGACCAACCCACTTTAATTTTACCTGTTCATAAGAAATACCAGGACTTAAAGCAATGTTTGGTGATGATGTACTTGATTCATAATAAATTACCTCATCACCAATTAAAATAGAACCATTTTTATCTAAAAAAGTATCAACACTCTCAACAACGATTTCATCACTTTCTGCTGTAATTGCTTCTACTACCTTTGTATTACCACCCAAAATATTAATATCCAGTTTGTCAATATCGAGATATTGCAAAAAGTTATTAATAATATTCTGACCCATCCCAGTTTTTTCTTGAGACCTATAATAGTACTCAATAAACTTATTAAACAGTGGGTAATCTGTCTTTAGAAACTCAGGAGACTGAGAAGCAATCGACTGGGAGACCTTATTGATATTCATCTAACTTTAGAAACAACTAGAATCGTTGATTGTACCAGGATTACTGATAGCGGGGATGTCAAGAATAGCAGGAACTACATTGAAATCCGTTGGTGTCAAACTATTTAGTGGGACTGTTGGAGGTACAACTGTTCCAACAGGAGCAACTGTAACTGATGGATTGACTATATTGATAATAGTTCCAGGAGTTGTTGCAGGAATAGTTGAGTTGTTGGCGGGAATGAATTGAACTGGAATTTGAAGATCTGTTGGTAACAGTGTACTATCAGTAATATCGCCAATTCCAGTTACATCATCAGTAATTGTTACTGCACCAGCAAGAAAAGCTGCTGATCCAGCATTAATAACATTAACTGGTCCAAAACAAACTTGACCAGTATCATAATTTACTGTTCCTGCAGCATCACTAGTATAAATTTTACGAATACCAGTATTGTAGAACGTTCTCAAGTTTCCATAACCATCATCCTCAAACTGTTGATCAACACCAGGTCTATCAGCAGTTCTAAATGTACCAGATAGGATTACAGGTTCCTTTTTACAGGTTCCATCACCCTCGTCTCTACTAGGAGCACTATCATACAAATTACCTCCTGTAGCAACACAATATGTGTTTGTTTGGTTCGAATCTGGCTTTATATACTTCAAAATAGTTGTTTGAAGTGAAGTATCAGTAACACACTTATTGGAAAGTGTAATTGCTTTCTCAAGTTGTTGTGCTCTAAAAGTTGAGTTAAAATTATTAATTTGTGTTTGTATTCCCCAATCACTAATTGCTTTACTAATATCAGTTTCAATTTCAGAAGCATTTGATCCACAACCAGTATCATACAACGCAAATACATTTACATTGATGTACACATCATCAGGATCAGTTACAATAGGATCAATAGATGCCATTGCATAGGGTCTCAAATCAGCAGCAATTTGTTTCTTGGTTGCATCATTAAGATTTGATCCTGTTTTTGTTTTAATGACAACAAAAACCTTTCCATATACAGGAGGGTTTAATCCATCTCCACCATAAGCAACTACAGAATCTGCATTATCATAAATCTTTTTAGTAATGATTGCATAATCCTGAGCAGTTACTGCTCTATATTGAGCAGAATAATATCTTGGTGCATTATACTTAATTGATTCAACAGTCTCTGCTGCATCTCCCTGCTGAGATTTTTGCTTTGTAACTATGTTAACACTAGCAGCAGGATACACTTTACCATTATTATCTTCAATTCTTCCAATAAAACTAAAAGTACCAACTTGATTACCATCAGGACCTGATGTAACCAAATATTCAAGATCGACAACCTCTCCGTCTTTTACTGCTCTACCAACACTATCATCACCAAATCTTATCTCATACCTCATATCCTCGGTCTCAGACAAGAAATAAGAACGAGTTGTAGGTGTTACAGTAGCAACAGTCTCTGCACGACTATAGAGGTCATACTGAGTGGATGATTCGTTTGGTCTTACTTTTACAATTAACGTTGAGATATCAGCATCTTCTGAGGGAATTTTATATGTTTGCCTTGCAAATGTACTAACAATATATGAGAAAGTGACCAAAGAACCCTCATAGACGGTAACTTTGTCAAATATAGCCTCACCTGTAGTTTGATTTACATTAACTGTAATATCATCTAAAGTATTCCAAAGATATGCACCACCTCCTGCCACAGCACCTTTTTTCAAGGTAATTGACGTTGGATATGCAGCATTTACTTGATCTGTTGTTAAATTCAGTTTTAAACAAGATTTAGATGCACTAATAGATCTAGGTACATAATTTAATAATTTGGCAATATTAACAACATTATCTCGTATTGTAGCAGAAGGCAAAAATACCTCATTCAATGCCATATTTGCATTAAATGAAGTATAATACGTGTTATATGCTAATAGATCAATTAAATACGACAATGATGATCCATCAAAATCATAATCAGTAAACTCATTTCGAGTCCTTAAATAGGACTTTATTGATGATTTTACATCATCGAAATCTAATGCTGTTAGGTTATTTGGTTGCATTACTCTGGTCTCTGTAAGACAAATTCTATTGTTTCAACAATAGGTAAACCAACTATTCTATATTCAAGTGATACATTTAATTTATTCCCCTCAAAAATCGGAGTAACATCTACACGTGTAAGTGATACTCTTGGTTCATATTGATTGATTGTCGTCCTTATTTCTTCCGCAACGGTATCTGCAGTGAATGCATCCAACGGTTCAAATAAAAGTCTGTTTACGGACGAACCAACTAACGGTTGAAACGGTTTTTCTCCAGGAGAGGTCAAAATTATGTTTTTGACCGCTTGTTTAATGGAGTTATCATTATGTACAACAGAAAGATCGTCAGTAAAAGGATTCCTAGAAAAATTAACCGAGAAATCTTTAAAACTTCTCGATGTTTTTAAGTTAGTATTACCTATTTTTTTTAAAGCCATCTCCCTATCAGGACTTTATACAATTATATTTATCGCCCTTGACCCCGATAACGCTTTTTAGCACTATTTCTGCTTGTTGCAGCATACTTTGAGTGCTTTCCTCTTCCTTGTCTAGACTTTTTCGGAATTGCCTCTACATAAGAGTCACCTAAAAGACTTTGTTTCATTTTTGCCATAATTTAACCTCTTGTACAACCTAAAAAAACGTTTTTGCTGCATCCAGTTACTACTGAATTGCATGGATATGCTGTGGTATTAGTACCAAAGGGATCTCCAAATACACCTGCTCTTCTTCCGTTAATAAAAACAGTTTTGATAGTAGCTTGATGTTGACGAGCGTGTCCTGCAGCAGCCTCACGACCACCTGTAATACCAATTGTACACCAATAAGCAGGATTGGTAACACAACCTGGTGGGCATCCTTTTGGGATACCAGTATAACATGCCTGATGGGTAACAGGTGTTGGATGTGTAGTTAATTCATCCTGATCGATAATAGGAATAATACTATTAATTAATACATTTCTTGTTATCGCAGATAAAGGAGTCTGTGCAAGGGGTGGCCATAGGGTCGTGGAATCCATGAGTTTTACAGACTTCGGCACTATCTTTGGATCCTTTGGTGGTTTCATACAACCAGGAAGAGTACCCCCTCCTAGTCCTGGATGGTGAGTTGATCCACAACCTGTTCCATGGCCACTGCAACTTCCCATGAAAAGTGCAGCGGCACCCATACTTATTGGTCTTGCTGCTAATGGCATTCTACTATCCTCCCTTTTTATTCATCATATGGATTACCATATGCCGCTGCTCGTGTCACTGTCCTAGCATCTCTACTAAGATTATGCCAAATAGACATTTCCCCAATTGCCGTCCAAGGTTGGCAACCTGGTCCTCTTACAAGATTTCCAAAAGAGAATATATGTACTTCTTGAGTAGTTGTACCATCACCATTATTAATTACACCAGTATCTGTGTTTGGTGTTGCTGTTGGTTGATTGCATACAAAATGCGATTTACCAATATTAACAGGTGTACAACCTAAAGTTACTTTCAACTTTTGAAGTTTTTGAGGATCGGGGCGGTACTGCCGCATAAGGTATTTAGTATAAGTTGAAGCATGTGGTAATTCTGTAAAACTACCCGCATTAGTCTGTACCTTAGATTCGCTAAAATTAACATACTCAGGATATACTTGTTGAGTAATATCATTAATATCTTGTAAAACCGTTTCTTGTTCCGTTTTCTTATTGTCTATAATAGCGTCTTTATACTCTTGATCGATTGGAGTATCTTTTAAAAAATCTGTATCATATTCTGGTTTAAGAAGATCTTTTAATGGATTTGTTTGGAATGTTTGTAATTTACGTTGACTACGTTGATGTATACGATCTCTCTCAGGATCCTGTTTAATTTCCATAGGAGGATTTTTATACCTATTCTCTCTTGTAGCAGGAACTTCAGCATAAGAGTCTGTAAATGCCTGTAAATCATCAGCAGATGCCTTTATATCGCCCTCTGGAAGGGTTTTCATGATATTATGAAACTCAGGTATCAAATCATCTCTTTTTGCCGCATTATCAATGGTCTCTACTTCCTCTTGGTACATATTAGAAATGAGTAACTGTGGTCTAGTTCTTGCAGAATATCCCTTTCCTGGTCTAAGAATATCTACCGAAGTTAGTTTTCCACCACTAAAAGTACCTTTTATTTCTGCTGATTGAGTATTTCCACCAGTATCTGAAACAACTTCAATATCAGCACCACCATCCTTTGTAACAATCTCAAATTTAAGGTCACTTGGACTAGTTGTAAGAACAAATTCTGGATTTCCGTCATCTGTAGACTTATTTGGTATAAAATTACCGTCATCATCAGGAGTAGTAATTTCTAATATAGGAGGTCCTTCCAATTTATCTAAATTTGCTCCTCCATTAGTGACTCTTGAGATTTGAACTACTGCAGCACCGCCAGAAATAGTGACTTTATCACCTTCAGTATACCCAGTACCAGGATTATTCACCGTTACACTAGAAATGCGGTCAACTTGAAGGTTACTTTCATCATCAAGTATGCTACCAACCTGAATATCGACTGTTAATCCGCTTCCAGTACCTCCAGTAGTTGCAATATTTTCATCAGTAGCGTATCC